ACCCGATAAGGTGCAGCCGTTTGGTAAAGGCGGAAATGGATTGGCACCATCGGGCGGTGCAGCTTGCATCATTCTCGAACCATCGGATAGTCTTCGATTGAAAGAAGAGAAGGTGCATTCATTCGCTTCCCTTTCCGGCTATGGCTTCTCTACCAATGGAAAAGCTATCACTACCCCTGATAGTTATCAGGAAGAAGTATCTATGCTGAATGCTATCGAGAATGCAGGTTTGGATGAAGGCATGATAGACGTAGTACTTGCTCATGCTACCGGCACACCGATGGGCGATGAAGCCGAGGCAAAGGCAATAGAGAGGATTTTCCCTATCTGTCCGAACGTAGTAGCTACAAAAGGTATGACGGGTCACGAGTGTTGGATGGCAGGTGTATCGCAAGCCGTACAAGCCGTAATCATGTTCACTTATGGCCGTCTTTTTCATGCAGCTACCACCGAGGAGAATGCCTTCCCGAAATTGAACCTGGTGATGCGCCCTAAGTATTACGATCCTCATCATGTCCTCTGTAATGCCTTCGGCTTCGGTGGTACAAACTCCTCATTCGTTATTTCGAATGTTGAATGTTGAGTGTTGAGTGTTGATTTAGGCTAGCGCCTCCGTTCCCAGCGATTCTATCGCTGGTCAGTTACTAATAAAAAGCAAAAAAAATATGAAAAAAGAAGAAATAACCCCTCGCATTATCGCTATCGTGAACAGCGTGAAAACTGAATGGGTAAAACACGAAGTTACCCCTTCCTCTAATATCAGAGACGAGGTAGAACTGGAGTCTATTGATTTTCTCGATATGATCCAGCAGGTGGAAATGATGTTCCATATCAAGATTACCCCGGAAGAAGCAAAAGACTGCAAGTTCGTTTCTGATGTAATTGCGCTCACCGAGCAGAAAGTCAACATTCAACATTCAACACTCAACACTAAATAACTATGGCACAGAAAATCAATCTCACATCGGGTTCTGTCTTTGCAGGAAACCCGATAACCTTTACCATCACCCCCTCCGTGGCTACGAATCCATCCTTCCATCGGGTTATCGTGGAAGTGAACTTTGATAATGGTACGGGCAGTTACGAAACCAATAAGCTCACTATTCCTGTTACCACCGAGAGAAGTGATGTATCGCTCGATATATCCTCTGCTCTCCGCATTACGCTGGATAGCTACAAGTATACTGCCATTCCATCCACCTACCCCGTGGTAAGCTGGTACATCAAAGCCTACGATGAATATATGGATAACAACGGCGAGGTGCATACCGGTGTAGGCGAGGTCTATTATCCAGCTGATGGCTCGAAGAATAAAGGTGAAACCAACCTTCGCTGCATAGCCGGAGCCTTCAGCGATATAGAGCGTCTGAAATCGGGTGTAACGAAGGCTGTCACCCTTCTCTCCTGCAAGCCGACTGATACCCACGAAATAGCCGTTGTAGGCGAGAGCTTTGTTTATCCTGTCTCCTATAGCGCAGGGCAGAATTTAGCTACCAGCAGCTCACTTACCGCCCCTGTATCTAGGGAGCAGGAAATCACGAAGGAAGGTGCGCAGAGTATTCAGGGGCACCCTATCTATGCTCTACCATCCTCTGAAGCTGAAGACCGTACCACCTTCCGTTTCATTAACCGCTTCGGTTGCCTGGAGAGTATCAGCGTGCCGAAATCCTATTCTCAGAAGATGAGTGTAGAGAGCACGCAATATACGAAAGCTATTCAGGAAACTTTCAATGAGTTCTCCCGTGCTGCTATTCAGAAGCAGAATGATCGTGAAAGTTGGCTCTATCAGAGCGACCCGCTTACCAAGGCATGGCAGCAGTGGTATCTCCATGAGTTCCTGATGTCTGAGCACGTATGGCTGAAAGCCAATGATGCCTGGCTTCCTTGTACCATCAATCTTGAAGATGAGATAACCATCAAGGACGAAACCAACAAGAATATGTACTCCGTTTCCTTTACCGCAAAGCTTGGTATCAATGGCAACCCATTTATTTAATGTTGAGTGTTGAATGTTGAATGTTGAATTAGGCTAGCGCCGTTGAGTCCGTTAGGCTAATTCAACATTCAACATTCAACACTCAACATTATAAAATCCCATTCAACATTTTTTGTCCCCACTAAAAAAGCGAAAACCTTTATCTTTGCCTTATAAATAAATAAAAATCCAAACAAAAAAATGGCAACAGAAGCAAAAAGTACAAATTATTGGATCTCGAGCACTGCGCTCTATATCCAACTAAATGCGATGGGAGAGTCTAACTACATCCAGTGTAGTGTAGTATCGGGCGCTTCGGTCCTCTGCTATATGAGCGATGTGCCAGGCTTGGGCTATGATGCCGGCCACAATTATCAGCGTTGGACGCTTGCTGCCTACCCTTCTATCTTCCCCGATAGCGCACGGAAGTATGTGTATATCGCCATTCCACGACAGTCTACCACCGATAATAACCAGGCTACCGTCGTGTTCCCTGGTCAGAAGATAGATATATACGGTAAGACTATTCCATCTTCTGGAACTGAAGGTGTGCAGATAGGTAACGAGGCTTATTACTATATCTTTACAGGCGGTATCATATCTGCTGTAAAGACCGATGCCGACAATACCAGAAAGCGAGAATGGGAACAGCATTTTGAATGCGGCAAATTGGCTACCGACGAGGCAATAGCCAGCGGTGGTGAAGGCGCATGGTGGCGGTATAATTCCGTATCAGATACCATCACCTTCCTCAAGGAGATTCTGAATGCAACCTTTAATGAATTGTCGGCAAAGGTAGCTCGCGTAACCAGTCTTTTCTTAGGTGGGCATGAACTGAAGGGCGTTGCTGACAGTAACGGCACCCTGGAAACAAGCAATGATACCGTCGTTACCCCTCAGTATCTCGGTCTGTTTGGTGTGAAGCATTTCCTTGCCAAGGATAAGGATGATACGGCCCATGGCACGATCACTTGGGAAAAGGTGCAGAAGTTCTTTAGTGGGTTGCATGTCGGTAACTCCAACAATGAGAACGGAGGCTCGTGGACTCCAGACGCAGAAGGTCGTTCGCACCTCATCACAGATTACTTGGAGGTAAGAATGAAGGCTATCTTCGAGGAGCTAGTCATCAATAAAACATCCACCATCGGCGGTAAGGAGATAATCTCTCCAGCTGGCGGTGTGGTGGCTCATAAGGTAGAAGAGGTTACTGTGACATATAATAATGTGTCACAGAAGGCTTATCGTTGCTATTTCTTAGCAGAGCAGGAAGGCGATGCCGTGGATAATGATTTCGCTGTTGGCGACCAAGTGCGCTCGGAATCATTCAATGTTCTCACGGGCACTTATCACAAGGCTGGCAACCACTTCTATTGGCGATTGGTAATCGGTCGTGATGAAGACCCTGTGGAGCTGGAAGGAAAGAAATATCATTATATCGACCTCTCTGATACAGATTGCGCTACGGCAAGCGACGTACCTGCTAAAGGTGATGTGCTCAACCAGTGCGGTAATAGAACCGATGTAGAACGTCAGAACTGCCTTATCTTCTCGGCGGTAGATACCTATTCGCCATCCATCAGCCTCTATCACGGCATCAACAGCTATTCCTTTGCCAATAGGGAGTATGTGGAATATGGTGTGAATAAGCAGAATAACAAGGCATTCTTCAACGTCTATGGTGATATGTATGTAGGTGATAGACCTACAAAGGAGAATGGCTATGAGGGCAGCTCTTATATCAGATATGATAGCAGCACTAAGCAAGTGTCTGTTAAGGGTAAGATTTCCGCTAAATCCACTGTGGATGGCAAGGAATTGTCTCAGTATATTAAGGAGAACTCAGCAAAGGGCTTGACCGAGGAGCAGGTAAACAATCTCATCAAGAACTCGCAGGTCATTGCCGACTTGCAGAATCAGGTGGATGGTGCTATCGAAACGTGGTTCTATGATGGTGTTCCTACCTTGGAGAATGCCCCAGCCATCAGTTGGAAGACCGATAAGGATAAAGAAATCCATCTTGGCGACCTTTACTACGACAACAAGACGGGCAAGGCATACCGCTTTGCCAAGGATAGCAACACCTATAAGTGGACTATCATTACAGATACCGACATCGCCAAAGCCCTTTCCGATGCAAGAATGGCACAGGAGACCGCAAACGGGAAGATGAAGGTGTTCAGCGTTCAGCCTACGACACCTTATCAGGTTGGCGATATATGGGTTAATGCCACTTATCCTTCTGACGGCAGTACCTACAAGAATGAGGTATTGCGCTGTCAGACCAACAAAGCGGCAGGTTCTCAGTTCGCCATCGGTGATTGGATTAAAGCATCTAAATACACCGATGATACCGTTGCCAACGCAGCCAAAAAGGCAGCAGAAAATGCTCAGAAGGCGGCAGAGACAGCACAGACGAACATTACGGATCTCGGAAAGACGGTCACTGATAATAAGAAGGAATTCGATAATTATGTTACCGATGGCTACCTAGAGCCTTCCGAGATTGCGGCAATGGCGCAGGATTCTAAGCGACTTGAAGATGATTTTGCGGCAGCACAGAAGTCATACAATGAGGTGAAGAACGCAGAGGTACTGAAGGACACCAAGGAACTCACCGACCTCAACACCGCTTTTGCTACCCTTACGAGTGCCAAGACGGAACTCGTTACGTATCTCTCAGATATATCTAAAAATTACAATAAGGCTGATACCAACGGCAAGGCTACTATCGTCTCAGCCGTGGGAACGAAGTTCACCAACTTCCAAAGCGCATATTCTGCCTTCTATGACAAGCTGGGTTTGGCAAACGCATATATCACTAGGAAGATATATGGCGACCTCGGTGTAGTCATCGGTGATGTGTCTACCTATCAATATCTGAAAAAAGTGCTTGCCGATGGTGTGGAGACGGAAATCAATGGCGGATTGATTCTTACCTCTCTCATCGCCCTGCGTGACCATGAGACCAAGCGGGTGGAGAGTGGAATTAATGGTGTTATTGACAAGACGGCGAAAGGAAACGGCATTGCTACCTGGTGGGGTGGATATATGAACGATGGTGAGGTGGTTGGCTTCGATAAGAAGGAAGATTATTCAAAACAGGCAGCTACCTCTCTCGTCCGTTTTG